ATTAGCGAAAGGAAGTATTACCGATTATGTTAACAAGGTTAAAAGCGGTAAGATAAAGCAAGGTTTAGGATTAAACAATGATTTTGTAGATGAGTACATTCGTTACAAACAAGGACAAATGAATATGATTCTAGGATTTGATAACGTAGGTAAGTCTTATTGGTTTCAATGGTACGCTTTAGCAGTTTCAAGCCACCACGATATTAAATGGACTATTTGGATGGGCGAAGATGAAGTAGGCGAAACAATGATTAACTTAATTCAAATGTATTCGGGTAAGAGATTAAACGAAATGGATGAAAGAGAGTTACAACGAAACATTATTAAAATTGAATATTGGTTTTCTTTTGTTGACCCTAGTAAAATTTATACACCTAGTGAACTATTAACGATATTTAAAGAAAGTGATTCAGATGCTTTTTTTATTGACCCTTATACTGGTTTAAAACGTGGTTACGGTTTTAGTGATAACTATGATTTCTTAAATGAGGTTAGACAATTCTGCAACGATAAGAATAAAACTGTTTACATATCTTTGCACCCAAGTACAGAGAGTGGTAGAAATACTGGATTACACGCTAAAGGTCATATGTTTGAGGGATATATTAAACCACCAAAGAAAGCAGATGCAGAGGGAGGTCAATCATTTGCAAATAGAGCAGACGACTTTTATATAATTCATAGATACAATTCACACCCTACACTTTCAACTACTACACAAGTACACGTGGTAAAGAACAAAAGAAATAGAACTGGAGGTAAACCAACTTTAAAAGATAATCCAGTTATGTTAGAATTTAATAACGGTTTCGGGTTTACTTGCAATGGAATTGAATGTATAGCTAGAAAGAGTTTAGTAACTAAAGAAGAAATTAAACCTTTGTCAAGTTCAATGAGTGATTTTGATAAACCAATACAAACAACTTTGAAGTATGTTAAACCTGATGACACTCCATTCTGATGACACAAATAGAAATTAACTTAAATATTGTAAATTTACGAAGTTTACAAGCTACGTTAAAAATAATGTATTTAACGGCGTTAAAAAAGGATAGTCAAGGTAATTATACTAAATTACTAGAAAGTTCTTTAAATGACATTAAAAACGCTTTAAATTGCATTATAGAGTTAGAGAAAGTATTAAGAAGTAACGAAACATTAATTTCAAGCTATCAAATAGCATTAATGAGAGTAGATAAACAATTAGAAGAAGCAAAACAAGAAAATAAAAACTTAATAGAATTATTATGATAAACAACGAAGTGAAACAACGAGTTAGAAACATATTAGAAACTAATAAAGATGCTAGAGATTGCGATAGATTATTAATATCAATTATATGGTCTGAAGATTCATGCAATATAGAAGATAAAAAAGGCTTTTTAGATATGTTAATAAATGGAGAGTTAACAAGTCCAGAAACGATAAGAAGATGTCGCCAGCGTTTACAAGAGGAAAACGAAACTTTAAGAGGTTATAAATATAAATTAAGAAAACAACTAGGCGAAGAAGTAAGAGCCACAATAAGCAAATAAGATGAACAAAAGATTAATTAAATTCTATAAAGGTGTTTGTCTTGAAAAGATACATACTAGACTAATAGAGTTAAGAGATTCAAGAACTATTAAAGAAGTAGATAGATTTTTAAAAGAGTATGCTGGATTTAATCCTAATGTTTCAACTTTAGATATGACATCAGACGAGTTAAATGAGTTAATAGTTTGGAGTTTTGCTTTTGGTGATGAGATAGGAATACACTTGAATTTTTTAGATAACGAATGTGAATTTATTAGAGAACTTTAAAAATAAAATAATATGAAAAATATAGAATTAAAACATAAAATTAAAAATGACAAATATACTGAATTCATATATGAATCATTTGACATACAAAACAAAGAAGAAACAATAGTAAATATACCTATGAATTTTGGCGAATGTAAAACATTTGATTGGAATATTGGTGTAATTTATGGAGGTTCAGGTACTGGTAAAACAACTTTATTAAAACAATTTGGAACTATTGAAAAAATAAATTTTGATTCAGAAAAATCATTAATATCTAATTTTGATTGGTTAGAACCAAATGAGGCTACAATGTTATTAAGTTCAATTGGATTATCATCAGTTCCAACATGGTTAAGACCGTTTCATTTATTAAGTAATGGCGAACAATATAGAGCCGAATTAGCATATAAAATAGGTAAAGCAAAAGAAAATGAAGTTGTATTAATTGATGAATATACTTCAGTTGTTGATAGGGACGTTGCCAAATCAATGTCATATGCTTTACAAAAATATATTAAGAAATATAATAAAAAAATAGTACTAGCATCATGTCATTTTGATATAATGGAATGGTTAATGCCTGATTGGACATATTCACCACTAAAGGGTCGTGTTGAGAAACACGATTATCGGCTCAGAAAAAGACCACAAATTGAACTTCAGATATTTCGATGTAGATATGAAACTTGGAATATATTCAAACATCATCATTATTTAAGTGCTGATTTAAATAAATCATCTATCAATTATGTTATTTTGATGAATGATAAACCAATTGGTTTTGTTGCTATTTTACCATTTCCAGGAGTAGGTGATGAAAAAACAAGAAGATGCTCTAGAATAGTAATTTTACCTGATTATCAAGGTTTAGGTTTAGGTAAAGAAATATTGAATTATATATCATCTATTTATTGGAAAAATGAATATCAAATGTATATTAGAACAATGTCGCCATCTTTAGGTTTAGCATTAGAAAAAGATAAAAATTGGATAGCAACATCTAGTAATAAAAAAATTCCAGGAAAAGATACATCAGGAAGAAAATTAATAGAAAGACCTAGTTTTTCTTATAAATATATAGGTTATAAATCTAATGATTCAACTGATATTATTATGTTTAAATCTGATGTATATAAAGAAGTAGCACAAAATCAAATAAGTTTATTTTAATTATGAAGTGTAAACAATGTAAAGAAAAATTTATTCCTAAATACTTCAATCAAAAATACTGCATGATAAACGATGAATGTATAAAACACTTTGCAGAACAAACAAAGTTGAAAGCATGGAACGAAAAGAAAAAGAAAGCTAAAGAAGATTTGTTAACTGTTCAAGACTATCTTAAACTAGCTCAACAAGTATTTAATAAGTATGTTAGATACCGTGATAAAGGAAATGTTTGTATAAGTTGTCAGAAACCAATTAAAGAAAACAACTGCGATGCTGGGCACTTCTATTCAGCTGGAGGGCATTATAACGTTAGATTTAATGAAAACAATGTTCATGCTCAATGTTCAAGACCTTGCAACAAGGATAAGTCTGGGGATTTATTAAACTATCGAGAAAACCTAGTTAAAAAAATAGGTTACGAAGCATTTGAAAAATTAACTATAGATTCACAATTAACAAGAAAGTTTACAGTAGAAGAACTTAAACAAATAATAGAGAAGTATAAACAAAAGATAAAAAACTTTACATGAAATTAAAACGTGTAAAGAAAATTAAAAAAAGTTAACATGAAGGATAATAAAGAAGCAAACCAACTGTATAGATTCTTTAGATGGTTTCAATTACACGGAGAAAAGTACATGGGATTAAGTATTGAAAAAATGATTGAAATATATTTAAAAGAAAAGCATGAAAAACAAATGTAAAAACTGTAATAAAGAATTTGAAGCAAGTACAAAAATATCTTACTGTTCAAAAAATTGTGCTTATAATATAAAAAAATAATTATATGAAATATAGTAAAATATTTGATAAAAAAGAACGAAATGAATTATACGCTGTTTATATTTATTTAGGATATAATAAAACAGAATCATTTGAAAGATATTGCTATTTTTATTTTAAATTATATGTATTAAACGAGAAAGTTTAAAATAAATTACTATATTTGTAGAAGTAAAAAGAGGGTCGAAATTCTTATTACTTAACAAGAAAAATTTAAAATGTATTTGCAGATACATTATTTAGCTTCCTGTAAAAATTAAAGCATATTATTAATTTAGTATGCTTTTTTTATTATATTTGCGTATGGAGAATAGAGAGTTACTTAAACAGATTTTGCAATTACCATTACGTAAATGGATAATTACAAAGTATGGAACGTTTCAAGATGTGCATCGTACTTGTGTACAAAGAATTTAAGACTAAGAAATAATAATACTATACTGTGAAAAAACTGTGATATGGCAAAAGAAGATAATTTAAAACCTTTTACTGCTGGATTTGATGAAAAAAGAAATTTAAATGGTAGACCAAAAGGAAGTAAAAACCGTTCTACAATAGCTAAAAAGTGGCTAGAAGTAAATTCAAAAGAAGTTAATCCAATAACAAAAGAATTAGAAGATTTAACACAAGAAGATATTATAACATTAAAGCAATTAGAAAAAGCCAAAGATGGTGATTCTAATGCTTATAAATTATTAATGGATTCAACATATGGTTTACCACAACAACAAACAGATATAACTACTAACGGTGAATCATTAAAAGACAATGTAACTCCTATATCATTTGTAAAATCAAAAGATAGTGATAAAGATTAATGATAAATACAAATCATTATTTGAACAACCTAAAGGAGTTCGTTACTATATTATAACTGGTGGTCGTGGTTCTTCTAAATCATTCACGGCTACCATTTGGGCAAACCTTTCTATATTAGCTTCTACTTCAAAGATTCTATTTACTCGTTATACAATGACTTCGGCTCATATTTCAATAATACCTGAATTTGTTGAAAAGATGGAGTTGTTAAATATAGAAAATCAATTTAAAGTAACCAAATCAGAAATAGTTAGTAAATCAGGTGGCGAAATTCTATTTAGAGGTATTAAAACAAGTTCAGGGACCCAAACTGCGAATCTTAAATCTTTATCAGGTGTAAATTGTTGGATTTTGGATGAAGCTGAAGAACTACATGATGAAAAGGTATTTGATAAGATTAACCTATCAATTAGACATACTGAAAAACAAAACATAGTCGTACTGATTCTTAATCCGACATTAAAAGAACATTGGATATATAAACGATTCTTTGAGCAAAATAATGTACCTGATGGGTTTAACGGTATTAAAGGCGACACGTGTTATATTCACACTAGCTACTTAGACAACATTGAAAACTTATCAGAATCATTTATAGAAGAGGTTAAACGTATTCAAATTAATAATCCTACCAAATACCTTAATGAAATATTAGGAGGTTGGTTAGATAGTTATGAGGGTGTATTATTCTCAAAAGATACATTAAACTTAACCGATAATATAGACCTATCAAAAGTAGAACATTATTTAGCTTATATTGATGTTGCAACGTCTAAAGGAGGTGATTATCATTCATGCTTAATTGGTGCTATAATTAACAAGAAACTATACATAGTTGATTGTGTATTTACTAATGAAGAGGCACAAGTTAACGTTCAGAAAACAGCCCTACTACTTAATAAATATAATCCTGAGTTTTGTCGTATTGAGTCAAATGGTGCTGGTGCATTATACAAGCATATGTTAGAGCCAAACGTTAACGAAACTAAATTACTTAACGTACATAGCACTCAAAACAAACAAACACGTATATTTCAAGGTTCAGGTTGGATTAAAGATAATTGTGTATTTCTTAACAATAGTGTAGTAGGGTCAGAATATCATAACTTTTTCAGACAATTTACAACGTACTTAATGGATGGCTCATCTAAAAACGATGATGCCCCTGATAGTGTGCATGGATTATCTTCTATGGCACGTTCATTTTATAAAGATTCATTCAATGATTAAAAAATTACAAGGTGCTTTAATTAAGCTAGGTTATAACGACTTTATTATCGAAAATGATGTATTAGTATATCCAAAACCTACAATTAGCGTAAAGGGTGTTAAAAGATACAATGATGAACTATTAATAGTAGCACTACATAGACATGGTTTTAAAAGCGTTATAGAATCAATGTACAATAATAAAATAATACTTTGCTTGTAAATTATTCGTAATTTTATATAAAAAATACAATGGTTTACAAAGTTTACAAAAGAGGTAACTACCTAGTAATGGTAGATACTGATAATAACTACATTGAAGAAGCTAGTGGTAACGTATTAATTACTAAATCTAAAACTAATTCAACTGCTTATAACTTCAATTTAAAGTCAAGTGAAAGCGTTTTAAACGTTGCTTTCTCAGATATTAGAGATGAAAGTAATACATCTTATTCAAGTCAAGAAGCATTTGAAAATTGGTATTCTAGTAGTACGGGTTTTAGTACGGCTACGGGAGGAAGCGTAGCAAACATAGTTTATTTTATTGCATCTAAATCAGATTTACCAACAGCAGTAAATGGAATAATTACGTTATTAGATAACGCTACTTATTACATAACGACAATAATTGATTTATTAGGTGATAGAATCGTATCAGGTCAAAACTCAGTTATTTTAGGTTTTAGTTCAGAAAACTGCTATTTAAAATCTACTGGTTTAAGTTCATCTACTGCTTTAATTACGGGTAACTATTCATTACCAATTCGTAATATATCATTCACTCACGGTAAAGTATTTGATTTAGATGGAGATGGAGTGACTACTGCTCTCGATTGGTTCGGTATTAACTTTGTAGATTGTCAAACAGTTGGAACGATTAAAGACTATTCTAACTTTGTCATGACTGATTCTGCTTTCTTAAATTCAAGTGGTTTAACATTTGATGGTACAATTGGAACAGTAGCATTTGGAAATTGTTTATTTGATAATTACGCAAGTGGTACGGCTATAACAATACCAAGTACAGCGACTATTTCAAGACGTTTTAGAATTATCTATTCATCATTTATTACTTCATCAGGCGAAACATCTATTAACGTTTCAAGTTCTGCAAATATAGGAAATGAAAGATACATTTTAGATACCGTTAACTTTGCTGGAGGTGGTACTTATATCTCAGGAGTTGATAATACAAGCAATAAATCATTATTCATTAATTGCGTTGGAATAACTAATACTGCGGTTAATGGTCAATTGTATATGCAAGGTAACGCTACTGCTACAACAATAGCTAATACAACTGATTTCTTTAAAGTAGCTGGTACAACTACGGCTAGTTCAGATAATGCAAAATATACACATTCAAATAACCGATTAACAAACGATGCTAGTGTAAGTAGAAAGTATTTAATTCAATGTATATTATCGTTTACTGCTTCAGCTAATGACGTGTGTGAATTTGGTTTTTATGATAGTAAATTAATTGCGGTAAGAACACCTAGTAGAACAAAAGCAACTGCAAACGCTTCGGGTCGTGCTGAAAATGTTTCTTTTACTTGTGTTGTATCTCATATTCAAAACGACTATTTAGAGATACATTGCAGAAATACATCAGGAGCAAGGAATGTTACGGTAGACCAATTAAACTTTATAGTAACAGAAATTAAATAACATAAAAAAAAGGCTATCTAAATTAGGTAGCCTTTATTACTTTGTAGTAGTAGTCGTTTACAAAGTTAAACCTAATAATTCTCTTAATTCTTTATCGTTAAAGTTTCCACTACCTAATAAAGTATTATATGCTTCAGCTTTTAATTTATTAGTTTCTGCAATTGCTTTATTATTTTGTTGTAGTGCTTCAACATGACTATAATCTAATGCTATCCATTCGCCTTTAACATCTAATCCTAAGAAATTAGTAAGTTTATATGTGAAATCTTCAGCGTATGGAATAATACAGTCTTGATACGCCATTCTTTTACCCTCTAACAAGTTAGCAAATGTACTACCCTTATCTTTACTAAATAAATACTCATTCATACCGTACAAGTCTATAATTGCTCTTAAATCGCTTGTAATCTCTTCAAATAGCATTAAATCTTTAGTAGGGTAGCTAAATGGAGTCCATTTCAAGTTAGAAGAACTAATTAACACTTTATTCTTACCTTGTTGAATACCGTAGTCTTTAACAAATTGTTGTTCTATTTTCTCACGTTCTGTATTACTCAAAGGAACACCACCCTCGCTATCTTTAGAATCATTTGAAATCATACCAATCGCACCACGCTCATTAATTAAAACGTTTCTATAACCGTATGCACCTCTAATATTAGATATAGGCATTTGTAAAGCATGAAGTGGACTTTTACCTAGAATTGGATTCTCAGGGTTTTGAATACGTGAATATAAAACTTGGTTAGTTTCAAACGTTTCAACTCCACCGCTATAATCAGTTAATTGATATTCTTTAATAATATCTTCTAATTTGCTTTGTTGGTATATTTTACCAGTTGGAATAATTTTCATTCTATTAGCTGGTAAGTTGTATAATGCTGATGGTGTAGCACCTCTATAACCTTGTAGCTTATAACCGAATGAACTACCATAAACAGATGTTTGTATTAATTCATCCATCATCCACTCATTACGACCTTGTAAAACATTAGGCTTTTCTAATAGCTTTAAATACTCGCTATTTTCAACCTCAACTACTTTACCGCCAACAGTCTTATAATGCTTAAATATACCGTTACTATACATAGTAGCTTTCTTCATAATAACACTATACAACTCAGGAGTAGTGTTAAATACTTCAGCTTCTTTATCGTCAACAGATACCCATAAAGGAGTTTTACCGTTAAAAATTTGCGATTGTGTAAATACTGGTGTTTGGGTGTAAGTATCTTTACCTCTAAAGTAACCTAAACGACTTGCGATGTATTGTATCGGTGTAAATGCCATGAAATAATATTTTTTTAACAAATTTACATATTATTATCAAAAATTGATTAATTTTGTTAAAAGATTAACATTCTATGAAAAAAGAAGTTACATTACAAGATATTAAGAAGCTAAAAAAAGATAAGCTAAAACAAGTTAATACTAATGAAATAGTTAAGAAATGACTTTAGAAGAAATATTAAAAAACAAGCAAGAGGCTATTAATATCAAAAAGAGTGCTTATAAGCATTCAGACGTAGTAAATAACCACATTATTAAAGAAGATAATGAAAACGTTACTAAGGTACTTTTAGAAGATGACGAACAAGATAATGTTGTAAAAGTTATTGCTAATACATATTATTGGTTGGATTCTCATGGTGATGTACACGTTAAAGGATGTTTCACTAAATCAATAAAAGAGAATCAAGATAAGATATTTCACTTTGATAATCATGAGCATTCATTTAATTCAAAGGTAGGTAAAGTTAAATCTGTTAAAGAAGTTAATGTTAATTGGACTGATTTAGGAGTTAACAAAGATGGTAAAACTATTTGCGTTATTGGTGAAACTGAATTGATTGAAGATTATAATTGTCAAGTATATGATGCTTACAAGAATAATGAAGTAAATCAACACTCAGTAGGTATGCAATACGTTAACTTGCAAATTGCAGTTAATCAACCACAAGAAGTAGAAGCCTATAAATTATGGAATGAAGTATATCCAATGTTGGGTAATCCTGAAACTGCTGATAAAATGGGTTACTTTTGGGTAGTTAAAGAAGCTAAATTAAAAGAATATAGTTGTGTATTGTGGCAAGGTTCAAACTCGCTAACTCCAACTGTTAAAAATATTGATGCCGTTGACAATAACACATCAAACAATGAGCCATCAAAAGATACTCAGGAAGAACAAAAACAATTTTTTATTAATCTATTAAAAAAGTAAGATGAACAAATTTGAATTATTCCTACAAACTAAAGGAATTACAAACGAAGTATTCGCTACTAAATCTGCTGAAGATATGGCTGGTTTATATAACGAATTTAACGCTAACGTATCAAAAGAAATTGAAGAGTTAGTATCTACAAAAGCTGACAAAGAAGCTATTGAGAAAATGGTTAACGATTTGAGAGATTCTCAAATGGAACAAATGAAAAACTTAAACGAAGCATTAAAAGAAATCGGTCTTTCTATTAAAGCATCTAAAGAGTCTAATTCAGTTGTTAAAGAATCTTCTATTAAAGAAGCGTTAAAATCTAATGTTGATTCAATCAAAGGATTGAAAGACTCTCCATCTGCTCCTTGGGTATCTATGGAGGTTAAAGCAGTTGGTACAATGTTAGAAAGTGCTAACGTATCAGGTGGTAACGTTCCAGTTGAGCAACGTATCGCAGGATTAAATACTATCGCTTCTCGTAGAGTAAGATTGATGGATTTAGTTTCTAGAGGTCGTGCAACTTCAAACATTATTTCTTGGGTATATCAATCAGGTAAAGAGGGTTCTGCTGGTGGAACTGCTGAGGGTGATACTAAAAACCAAATTGATTTCAACTTAGTTGTTGCTTCTCAATCAGTTGTTAAACGTACTGCTTTCATCAAAGTATCTACTGAGATGTTAGATGATATCGATTTTATCGAATCTGAAATTAACAACGAATTGTTAAGAGAGTTAAACAAAGATGTTGAGTTAACTGCTTATTCAGGTAACGGTACTGCTCCAGCTATGAATGGTGTTAGAACTACTGCTACTGCTTTCTCTGCTGGTGATTTCGCATTAGCTGTTGACAATGCAAACGAGGCTGATGTATTAACAGTTGCAATTAACCAAATTGCTATTGCTGACCAACCTGAGCCTACTGCTATCTTATGTCATCCTACTGATATTGCTAAATTATTAGTAATTAAAGTTAGTGCTACTGATAAACGTTATGTTGACCGTTTACAAATGATTGCTGGTCAATTGTCTTTAGATGGTATTCCAATTATCAAAACTACTTTGGTAACTGCTGGGACTTACTTGGTAGGTGCTTTCAATTTAGCTACATTGTACGATTTAGGCACTTTATCTGTACAAATGGGTATTGATGGTAATGACTGGACTAAAAACTTACGTACTATCATCGCTGAGTATAGAGGTGCAATGGTTGTTAAAAACAACGATAGAACAGCTTTCGTAAAAGGTACTTTCTCAACTGATAAAGCGGCTTTAGAAACTGCATAGTAATAATATAGGGAGTTGAAATATACTCCCTTAATTCTACCAATTATGGAAAAAGTAGTTAAAGAAAAAGTAGTTAAAGAAAAAGTAGTTGACTTAGAGCAATTCGATGGAGAATTAGAGTTTGAATGTACTGGTAAATCAAAACATTTAAATGCTGGTTTGAAAGTTAATCTTCACTTTGACTTAGCTAAGTTGTTTAAACGATTAGGATATATTAAATAATGGGAATAGTAATAAATAGTGAGTTTGTAGGTAAGTACGCTTTAAATCTTAACCAATATAACATTGATAAAATTGATAGTTATATTGAAAAGTATGAAAAGTATTATTTATCTAATATGTTAGGTGCTGAATTATACGCTTTATTCATAGCTGATTTAGACGTGAATAACGTTCCACAAACGACTATTTATGAAAACATATTTAATTCATTCATTAGAGATTACAATTCTACTGTATCTACTTCAAATGGTATCAAAGAAATGTTACTAGGATTTATATTTTATCATATTACGTCCGATATGGTAGTAAATCAAACGAGTATAGGTGGTACAAAGGCAAAGAATGAGAATAGCACGGTAATGGGTAAAAATGCAAGTATTACTACAAGATTTAACGAAGCAGTAGATACATACAAAGCAATTCAATGTTATATCTTAGATAATAGCGTTGATTACCCTACTTTCAATGGGCAACCGATTAAATATGAATACTTCTTTTAATGAGAGATATATACGACATAGTAAAAGATGAAATATTTGATAATATCAATACAGAAGTAAAGGTATTACGTGTTA